TTGAGCATATCGGGCGTCAGATTGAGTCTGTGTATAGTGTGTAGCTAAACTAAATGTGCCATAGCTGACGATACCAACAGAATCTCCAGTAGCAGCCGCTGAAGCCAAGGTCACACTAGTACCATTTGTAGCAGTGAAGTCTGAGGCAGGGTCTAAGCGCAAACCATTCATAAACACGTCACAGAAAGTGGGGTCATATGTGGCAGGGAATACAGTTGTAGAACCAGTATATGAACCGCTGCTTGTACCTACTACATAGTCTTTTCTTTCAGCCGTACCGTTGACCGAAGAACCTGCAGATTGAAAACCGCCAGAGCCATACACCTTCATAATATTTGAGGCTGTGTCGAACCATAAATCTCCTATGGATAAATTTGAGCCAGAGGGTGCGGTAGCCGACACAAAGTATGTATCTAAAAAGTTCTGTGATGCAGTGATTGCAGACTGTGCCGTAGTAGCACTAGTAGCAGCATTTTGCTCTGAGGCAAGGGCTGCAGCCGCACTGTTTGCACTTGCAGTAGCAGAAGATGCAGCCGCTGAAGCACTACCTGCAACGGAGTCTACATAAGCCTTGTTTGCAGCATCTCCTGTAGCACTAGGGGTAGGCAAGTTTGAAACAGTGTTACTGTTCATGTTTAGGACACCAGACATGGTGTCACCTGTTTTAGCTACCCTAGTATCTCTTTGTGTATCTACGTAAGATTTATTTGTAACGTCTGCAGTATTAGTAGGCGTACTAGTAGTCGTAATCTTCTGACTACCCATGTCGATAGCACCTGTCATAGTGCCACCTGCCAGAGGTAGTTTTGTGGCTATACTGTTTGTAATCGTAGTGGAGAAGTTTGCATCATCTCCTAGTGCAGCCGCTAGTTCATTGAGAGTGTTTAGAGTAGCAGGTGCAGAGTCCAGTAAGTTAGTAACTTGTGTATCTACATAGCCCTTAGTCGCAGCATCATTTGTATTAGTAGGCGTTGTCAGGTTAGTAATTGTGCCTGTCGTACCTGCATCCATGTTAAGAGTGCCGTTGATGGTCACATCATTAAAAGTAGATGATCCTGTCGTAGCTGTGACGTTACCAGTAATACCGCCAGTAAGATTACCTGTCAGCGTTCCGTTAATGGCTACGTTATTAAAAGTAGATGTACCAGAAGAGGCGGTTAAGTTACCTGCTACATTACCAGTAAGATCACCAGTAAAACCGCTAGAGGCAGAAACCGTTGTGCCAGATATAGCCGTTGGGTTTGTAGACCCTATTACGACACCGTTGATTGATCCGTTGCTTCCAGAGCCGCCTACGGTTACTGAGCCTAAAGTTGAAGTGGTAGAGTTTAGTTGAGCTAAAGTACTAATACCTGCAACATTAGCATTTCCTGCAAGGTGTAAATCTTTATATTTTAAACTAGAGGAACCAATATCTACTGTGTTGGTTACTGTCGGGGTTATACTTGTACCAGTATTGGCTACTACCTCATGCCATTCGGCTGCAGAAGCTGTAGCAGAAGCGCATATAAATATTTTTTTTGTAGAAGTATTTATCCAGAGAGATCCTACGGCATAACTCTGAGTGGTATCATTTGTAATAGTAGGATTGCTTGTAGAAAAGTTATTCTTACCACCGCTACCACCATTAGCGGCTTGTAGAAACCCAGATACGGAAGTCGCTAGAGGTATCTGTGGAGCATCTCCTGTAGCACCAGTATGACCATGTCCTGTTGTTGCTTCAAACGCTGCTAAAAGTTGGTTAAATTCAGCATTGAGTGGTGGAGCCGTGATATCCGCGCCATTTATGATTTGGCTTACAGATTGGCGAGTATATCCTGCCATGTTCTACCTTCTCCCCGAAATCGAAAATTCAAATACTAACCCTTGGATAGAGTAGGGTTCTGATTGACCCACTGTCACAAAGGTTGCTCTTGTTGAAAAACCTGATCCTTGAACGTCAGCCGTAAGAATTGGTTTTGAGTTGCCGCCGTAGAGGGCGTTGGCATCTCCGTAGTCTAAATTAAGTGCATTATATGTAACCGGACCACCAGTAGATGCTTGGGTATATTCTGAGGGCTTACTGGTATTGTAATCACCCCAATCATAATCAAGTGATAAAAAGAATGTCGTTGGACCTTCGGCTCTTACAAATGTATTTACCTTGCGGAGTGTCTTCCTAACTTCTGTATCGCCAAAGTCTAAGTAAGGGGTGCTATATACTGCAAGTATGTTGTTTCCTGCAAAGCTTTGACCCTTCTCTTGCTGATAGACTTTACCGTCATAATCCCCATGAACCACATGCTCCTCTGAGCCAATATAGCCAGATTCAGTGCATGAAGCTCTAATTCCAGATAGTTCCCCAAAAGACCAATTTATAGCACCTTGCTTGTCATATAACCCACCAATTATTCCATAACTGTCTATTTGTGGGGTAGTAGAGTCTCCGACAAAGAACCTGACCTGACTTTTACTTCTTAGTACTACGGAATTAACTGTATCTGCATCGTTGTTTTTAATTAGATTTACTAAAGTAACTTGAATTGCTTTACTTACTGTCTCTAGCTCTACGTCACCAATTTTAGATGTTGAGGATACAGGTCTAAAACCGTCTGGTGCTAAGAAGAGTAGGTCACCTGCAATTTCAACTACGCTGTCTCGCGCTATACAACCTACGTTGTTAGTCACACTCTCTAAGGCAAAAGTAATACCACCTGAAGAGTTCTTACTTGTTCCCACTTTCTTTATAGAGTTTGTTCCGAATACGAACAGGTCATCTCTAAAAGGTTTTATTTGTACTACATTAAATGCAGGATTTAGAGATCCCCCACCTGCAGCCGAAGTCCAAGTATAGGGATCATTGGGTGCAGAGTGCCTTATAGTAGCTCTTGATGTTAGATCACCACCAACCCAGAGATGGTTCTGATATTCTCCTACTATCGAAGGGGCATCTACAAGTTGGTTACCACCTGGACTGCTAGTACCGCCAGAATTAGCTTGTTGTAGCTCGTACCAATTAGTTCCATCAAAAATAACTGCAGGATTGACCCCATCTACAAAGCAAATGCTAGATCCAGCACCCCAATCAAATTGAACTTGCCTTATTTTAATAACGCTCAAGCTTCCAGAAACTGTGTTTCTAACAGGCTGGTTTGCTATTACCTGCCAACCTGAAAAAGGAATAAATTTATAGAACTTATATGTAGTTGCGCCTACATCTTTTCTAGCGGCTATAAAATAAGGATTTCCTATATGTTCATTCTTGTAGAGAGCTAATCCTAGTACCGCACCCTCTGCACTTGAGCCGCCAACCGTAGTATCTAGACCACCTAGATGATGATAGCCTTCGATGCGCCTATACCCACCATAGAGGCTTGGCTCAAAGTTAACTAATCTTGTAGCAGAACCAGACTTATTGTCTGATAGGTCTAAGTGGTTTTCATTACTATTCAGACCGCCACTACATATTAGTTTAAAGGACTCAATTTGATCTGCCATTTAAAAGGCTACCCTTGTATCCCTAATGTACTCAAAATTATTTATGAACAGTGTTTGAAGATCTTTAATACCTAGCATAAACGCTTGATATGCAGCGTTGGCTGCGTCCAAGTTGTCTTTAAACATATACAAATGATATAAAGCACCATCTACTATAACAGTATCAAAGCTTTCAGGTATTCTAGTTACGTCACTAAAAGCAGTTAGATTTGTATAGTTTAAGTAATATCTAAATTTTACTGTGTAAGCTTTATTGGGAGAGGGAGTTACTCCAAAGCCGTTGCCATGAGAAGGGAATACATTATCGGGTATAGCTCGTCCGGCGCTACCAGCTTCGTAATCTGCATCTCTATGATTAGCGTACCAATCATCTCGTTCTAAATAGCCTAGAGATTTAAAAGAAGCCCCTAAACTGGAATCTTTTTGGATTTGAAAACTGTTCCAATCAGCTTTTTTATAAGCGGTAGGCCAAGTATATTCTGTCTGCCCTGCAGTAAGTGTTTGGCTAAACTCTGCAGCATTAAAAGGCCATTCATACTCAGCCTGATTAATTTTACTTACGGCGGCTTGTACCGCGTCTTTTACTAGACTTTGTATACCTCTAGTATTAGCAAATTCAGCCGAAGCTATCTCTACCTCATTCAAACGACGTAATACTTTGTTACAAAGATCTATATAAGTAGAAGCCATTAATAAAATGTCCTAAAATAGTGACAAGGGGCCAGTATAAAACCAGCCCCTTTTATTGACTTAGGTATTATGCTAAGTTATAGTTTGCTGTGAAAAGAGCTTCAGGACGAAGTATTTTCCTTCCATACAACTGCATTCCGCGAACAATGTCTGCAAATGTAGTTGGTGAACGGAAAGTCTCTGTTTTAGCAATCTGCTCTGCAGTTGCTGCTGCAGAAGCATGACCAGCAACTAGAACAGAAAAGTTAGTTTCTGAACCTGCAGCCGCTGACACGCCAGCGCCTGTACCTTCGTATGGAAGATTATTTGACTTGTAGATAGAGAAACCTCTAATCGTACCTGGCAAACGACCATTACGCATCTCATCACCCCCACCGAAGTCAGAATTTATGAGCTTGCTTGACTCGTCCATTAACACTTCTGCGAAGACAGGGTCTACAACCAGCCATCTACCATCAGTGTCTACATTTGCCTGATCCATTTGTCGGGCAATGCGGTTCATTATAGCCAAAGGTGAAGTGATACCACCTGCTCCACCGCCAGCGGCGATTGGAATAGATGTTACTTCGCCAGTACCACCAAGATCAGAACCACCAAAATCAGTGATATCCAACTTGTTTGCTGCAAGTAATTCGTCAGATCCTGCACCTGAGTTGGCTTTAGTACCGTTAGTTGTAGTATTACGCACCCAGTTGGAAGGTGTCTTCCATCCAGACATGTAACCAAGAACTTCTGCATCGTATGAGTCACGCAATTTATATCCTGCGCGGTCTGAAGCAAGGTCTTGGAAGGACACATGGCTGTGCGCTTCTTCGATATCGTCCACTGCGAATTGGAAGTAGTTTGCTTGATCTACAACCATAGTGAAATCGCTATCAACGAGATCTTGGGTTGCGAGTGTCGTACCCCTCTCGTAAGCTGTTATAGTTATGTCAGGTTCTTTGACAATTTTCACACTATCACCAAAATTTGCGATCTCGTTGGTGTAATCAGTGTTAGTAATTGCGTCGATTACTGAACTCTTGCGCAAGGCCAACTGGACCTTTTTGCTATAAAGTACTGGGGACCATGTCCCATTTGCAAGGTTGGTGTACCCTGATGCTGCTGGAAATGCCATTGTGAATTCTCCTAAATGAAATGGCTTAAATAAACCTCGACTACAGAAACTGTGCCACTCAAGGGAGTGCCAGTAGAAGAGGTAGCTAAATCAGATAAGTTTGACTCAGTGTCAGTTCCAACAGAGAGTATCACGCAAGCATGGTTCTCATGGATACTGGTAGACTTTGTTAATAATTTATCTGGGGGGTGGGCTTTCGGGTATACTTCTAAATAAGAAGTGTCCTCTGCCTTAATTTAATAATACGTTCATTATAACATATAATGTTTTTATTTACAATAGTTAATTGTTATATACAACCTCAGTTATCGGGCTGCACCGGAAATATCATAGTTGAATTTACCGGAAGAGATAGCCGCTTGAATAGCTTCTTCGTTAGCTTCGTACTCTCTGTCAGACATTTTCTGTACCATACTCTCAGAGAAAATGGCTTTTGGATTAGCCGTTGGTGCAGAAGAGTTTGTCTTTCCAACACTTTGCGCTGCAGATTTGCTTCCTTTACGATAGCCTGTCTGAGCTTTGTACAAATCAATTGTACTAGCAGCCCATGAAGCATCTGTGTTGTTCTTATAGACGCTATCTTGAATAGTAGGATGCTGTAAGGCAACCCAATCGTGGAAGCGTTTATCTTGACGTATAGATGCAAAATCTGGGTGCTTTTCTAGAAGCTGTTGTTCTGCAGATTTCTTATGAAGACTTTTCTCAAATTGTTCTACTTTTGCGAGTCTTTGCTCACCAAGCTCCAAAGCTTCATTAGCCCTTTTTTGGGCAATGCTATCAACAATTTGGGCAACGTCAGGATACTTTTTAGACCATGCTGCAATTTCTTCATCAGTTTTTGGAAACTTAATTTGTTTCCTAGTCGCTGCATCAAGCTGTTTTTGAACGTCGGCAACTTGTTGTGCAGCCTGATCGCGCACTGTTTGGATATGTCTTTGAATATCTTGATAACGCTTTTTATAGGATTCTTCTTCAGCATTTAATTGCTCCACTGGTTCTTGTGGTTGCTGTTGTGCCGCTAACTCTTCACTGTAAGTCATGTTATCTTCAGGTTCAGGGGCGCGAGAGTATTTTTGTTTCTTTTCCATTTATAACTTTCTGGGTCCGACAAGTCGGGTATCCATATCAAATAGCAAATACAAATTTCTGTTTTTTCATAATTGCTGGTAGCGGTTTTGATGTAGGAGATAATTCTTTATCCTCTTCATCGTCTAATTGATCGTCTACTTGTACTGTAGCGACCTCTACATCCATCTCTTCTGATGGAATCTCTTCGGGTGTTTCTCCCTCCTCGTCGGCTTCTTCTTGTTCGGTATCGTCTGAGGCTTGTACTTCGGTTTCCTCAGTGCCTTCGCTACCGGATTTATCCGAATGATACCCTGTGTTTTCGCAATGCTCACAACCTCTCCCCTGACACATGGGGCATTCAACAGTACCCTCAACGTCTACACTCTGAATAAGGCCATCCATCTTCATAGACATTAGCCCCATTTCTGCTTCAGCTTGCATTCCCATGATATGCTTTAAGCCATGATATTTTACTACATGCGCTGGAAGTACATACTCTCCAGTACTAAGATTTGCTTCAATATCATCTCTGACATTCTCTGCAGAAGAACCTAGAGGAATAGGGTTTCCTGACACATCATCATACCCCATAAAGCCACAGTCTCCGGTACAATCACCTTCGCAACCGCAAGCCATTCCCCCATGATACATTTTTACAGGTAAATCTTCATCATCCACTATTTCATTATTTTGTAATGCTAGTTGGACTTCACGCTCTGCATTGCTGAGAAAGCCATCTTCATTAGTATCTCCTTCAGAGACATCTGCTTGTTCTTTGTTTTCAGCCATTTTTATGTCTTCTTCTGAAAGACCCTTTTTGCTGTCTGCTAAATTCAAATCACTTTTTGCCATTTCTATATTTACCTTAATGTTGTGAGAGCCTCTAATATCTGTAACTGGCTCTTGTCCTTCGTAACCGTCATAGAAAGTGTGTTTGCCTATAACCAAGGGATTGGAGCCGCCAAAGGAAGTTCCTCTGGCTTCTGTTCTTTCTCTGTTTTGAAAAAAAGTACTACCTTGAGAACCGTCTTTACCTAGCTGGATATAATCAACGAGTTCTTGTATTCCTTCTCGTAACTGGTCTTCGGGTACTGGAATGGCATCTATTGTTTTGTAGGTGTCTATAGGTTCAAATTCACCTGCCACTAATACAGAATCTATATCGTTACCAAATCTATCAGAGGCTAATCTGTTGAAGATAACTCCTCTAACAGCATCACGCCCTGCAACGCCCTCAGTGTTAGCTTCTGCCCAGACAACTCTTTCGATTTTCTCTAGGTCTTCTAAGCTGATCTGAAAGGTAGGTTCTTCAGGTCTAGGTTGGGGTTTTACGACTTGAAGGTTTGGTCTAGGTTGGGGTTTTAAAAAGCCTTCATCCATAAAAGGAGTTCCTAAATCAGTTAATAAAATAAATAGTAAATAATTCATTCATCATTCAGCCCCTTTGAGAGTTTCTTCACGCAGTGTGCTAAAGCGTCTTAGCTCTGCTATTGCGCCTTGAAAGCGAACAATGGTGTCCATGTCTCGCTCTGTAGATAGCTGTTGAAGTAAAAGGTTAATTCTGATTTCTGCGTAATCTTGTAGACATTTGAACTGATCTTTATCGTTCACCAAAATCAAAAGATTTCTGTAAAATTCTTTATCCATTAATAGATCTTTTATTGAATAGGTGGTGCAGCTTGCTGTTGTGGTTGGTTACCGCCATTGTCTCCACCACCGCCCCCTGTAAATCCTTGGGCATCTGGTTCAGGTGCTTGGGGTACTGGTGCGCCTTCAGGTACTCCCTGCGCTGGTGATCCTTGTGCTTGGACTGAAGCAGGTGGCGCTGGTGGATCTGGCATCATAGCTTTTATCTCAGCCATCATTTGTTGTTGGATAGCGGCTTCTCTAGGATCGTTGAGGATCTTGTCTTCATCCAAGTCCATCGATGCTGCTAGTTCTCTGAGTATGTAGTCATATTTCACGAAAGGAGCCATCTGTTCATTGCCTGTCATTTGCATGAACTGTAGTAGGCGTTGGCTACGAACTTCATTACGCATAAGGCTCTCTGTACCTCTAGCCTTAACGTCCAAGTCTCCTATTAGTTCTTTATCAAAGTTAAACTGCATATTGAAAGCAAACAGGCTCTTGCCCAATGGGCTGAGTAGATAGTCATCGATGTTCCGGACCACTGCTTTGATGTTTTGCGCTGCAGCCCCCATCAACATAGACATACCACTGGCAGTTCGTCCTACACCGCCAACGGCTCCAGATCCATGCGAGTAACTAGGTATACCAGTAGCCTCATCAGCTAACTGTCTACTCTTATCAAACATCATTAATAGCTCTTGGCTGACGTTCTTAAACGAGTGGGAATGTATGCTCTGGCCTGGAGCGCCTTGCTGTCTCCTAAAAATCTTGCCTGGATATATAGACATGTCTTGGCCTGGAACTAAATTAGTTTCATCTATTTCTATCAATAGGTTACCAGACAAAGCTCCATTATCGACTGCCATTCGCATGAAGCCATTCATCAGCAATTGGGTGTCTGTCATATTCTCAGCTACACCAATGCCCCAGAAGGAATAAGGGTTTAGCTCATAAGGAACTGATAGGTAAGGAATGCGGTTAGGAGTGAAGGGATTTAGTACTAATCTAAGGATTTGACCGTTACAAATCCAAATATTGACCTGAATTTCGTCTTTTTGGCGTAAATCCTTCGGAATATCTATATCGGCTTCTTCGGCTAAATCGGTGTCTAAAATGCCCCAATATTCTAAAACTTCGTACCTTTCCATCTCTGGAGAAACACCATCGTCCTCTAGTGCGTCTTCCCAGTAGCTTCTGGTATAGTCTGGGCCATATTCTAGAGCTAATTCTATGGATTCTGAACGAAAATGCGGTCTTTTCTTTAGAGATCTAAGCTGAGTGCGGTTCATTCTATGGCGTTGTATAGCAAACTCTGCCTCAGACATGTTTCTGGCGTCAGGATCTGGATAAAAATCCCAAATAGAGACATATTCTACTTTAGGGATAGTTTCCATTACCGGATCGTAGTCACCATCCTCTGTCCAGCGCGGATATTCTTTAGTTTGGGCAAATGGACCCTTCATACAGCCGCTACCAAAGAGGCAAGTCTCAAAAGCCATAGATCGAAGATGTTTTGGGGCTTCTGACTCGTCTAATTGATCGTGCATGAGCTTTTCCATCTTCTGGGCGGCTCTTTTCGCGGGTTCGTAGGTTATAGACCCTGGCATTTTACCTGCACCAAGCTCTAAATCGTCCTGTATTTGAGTTAAATCCTCTTTATAAATGCCTAGATCCTTGGCAATGTCTGGACGAACAATATTATTGGAGATTTTGTAGTCTACACCAGCTTCTTCTTTGACTTTTTCTTCAGTAAGTTTGTTTGGGTCCATAGAAACAGCGTCAGCTACGTTATTAGGAAACTGTCTTGCCTCTATTCCGATAGGAAACTTAGACCCAGCCATAAGTACGTCTACTACTTGGGCGTATGCAGCGAGAACTTTTGTTTTAGTGACCTTAATAAATGCTTTGGACTTCTCAGTTTCAGTAAATTGTACTTCCGACGAATATAGGCCACGATAATTACGGTAAGCATCTAACCATCGCTCCTCATCTACTCGCCTTGCTTCTTCTGAACGTCTAAATTGGTCTTTAATAAAGCTTACTGCACCAGAGTATTCTGTATTTTCGGCTTCTACATCCCCAGTCTCGTCCAAAGGAACGGCAAGATCTGAGTCAGTTACGTCTTCTGGTAAAGGTTTATCCATCAAGGCCATATTTAATATCCAAATATTGCGTCGGCTGGACGCCAACTTTGTTGTGGTATGCCATTACCAAAGTCAAAGGGGCTAAATGCCTTCGGTCTGGACATGGCTGCATACCTGATAGAGTCGTAGGTATGTCTTTGCTGTGAGGTTCGAGGGTCAATGTCATCACCGCCCTTGGGATCTGAGGGTATAATAGGGAAATCCGCTATTACCTGTCGGCATGTATTAAAGAATTGTATGCCAGCTAGACCTGTTTCCTCATCTACTTTAAACAATTCATGCAGTCGGTTCTTTCCTGCTATCCTTGCTCCGTTTGATCTGTCACTAGGACGCCATCTGCATCCCTGAGAAATCATCTCTTCGGCAATCGATGGACCTAGCTGTCCTCTCTGATGCCAACAACTGGAGTCTAGAACTCCATACTGTATTTTTTCACCACCTTCGGCCTCTAATACGGCTCTGGCTAAGTCACGGCCTGTATGTTTAGTTACATACAATTCTCTGTAGCAAACTAAGGTGTCGAAATTTGGGTCAATAGCAAACCAATGAACTGAGCTAAAACTAGAATAGCCATAATCACATGACCTGAATCTGGTCCAATCAGTCGGAATATCGTATGGTTCAATGACGTGATCTTTTTGCCTAAACTCTGGGAAAGCTGCTCCATCCGTAATTCCCCAATCGCCTTCAAGAAGTTGACGCCTTTGCATCTCAGGTAATGAAAGTAGATTAGCTTCATATTGACCGCCTTCCATAAGGTAAGGATTGTCGGATAATCGGGCTGGAATAAAGCGCCTGTAGAATAGTGGCTCTCCTGCTTTCGCATGTCCTTCAGGATATACTAGGTCATCCCCTGTATCGATGTCCTGCGCTACAAACTTCTTATTGGGTGGGGCAGGGTCTATGAAGGTTCGTTTTACCCATCCCATTCCTATACCACCTGGATTGGTGGTCGCTCTCATGTAAACTGGCAGAGTAGGGTCTGTGGTACGAAGCCGTGATCTTAAATAATTCCAACTAAAGGGAGTGGCATACTGAGTAAGTTCGTCTACCGCTATGTAACTAAATGACTGACCTTGGTATCGTAATACGTCCTGATCTCTTTCGAGATATGTAAGCCAGAGTTTTGCTCCTGAAGGAAACGTCCACTGTGACTTCTTCTCAGCCCACTTAGCTCCTTTAAACGCTCTGGGGTATAGTTCCTGAGATTTCCAAATAAGCTCTCTAAGTTCGTCATTAGTTCTACGAAGAATAAGCCCATTAAAATTAGCGTTTGAGAAGTAACGCATGGGGTCTGCTAGTAGGCCG